GTCTAACTGGTTGGTCTTACATCATCGCCGGTGAATCAGCTACGGGTCGTCTGGAATTGTATTCATTGCCGACGACTTGGGTACATCCCATACATGACAACGGCCCTTTCTCTTCTTTCCGAATACGCAATCCGAATAATCCAACGCATTGTGCTGATGGTGTGGTGCTGGAACGACATCAGGTGGCGTTTGCTTATTTACCGAACCCGTCTGATCCTCTGGCCGCCACAGCGCCAGCAAGTAGTCAAATGATGGCTATTCGAGCGGACGATCAAATCTGGGCAAGTCGGGAACAATTTTTCCACAATGGCATCTTCCCCGGTGCCATTGTAACCATTGGCAAAGATCCGCATCCGGATGTCCCATCGGGTGTCCGACCTCGTTTGAATGCTCCACAGCGCCGGCAAGTATATGCGGCGGTCAAGAAGGTCATGTCCGGTGTCGCCAATTACGGCAATCCGGCAATTGTGGATGGATTGATCGAAAAGATTGAACGGCTATCTGCTACGACGAATGAAATGGGCTGGGAGAAATCTGAAGTCTCTACCAAGAATGCCATCTTGTCGGCCTTCTGTGTTCACCCCTACATCCTCGGCGAAGTTGTCGGTGTTGGTGGATATGCCCAAGTCGCAAGCATCGAACGACGGTTTGTTAAGCGATACAATGTTTATTTGGACATGCTATCAAATTGTGTTACAAATTTCGTAGGCACAACTACACAAGATCCGAATCTCTGTGTGTGGTGGGAACCGGGAGTAGCAGAAGACGACGATTTGAAGTGGCGGAATGTATGGTCCGCTCGAACGAATAAGGACATCACACGTTCCGAAGTCCGTGCCATGATGAATCTACCGCCATTGGATGAAGTGGAGCCTCTTGTTTCGATGGAGATGGTCCCTAATATCGTTGCCGTCTTGGGTCAGGTTGGATTTGGTTCAATCATGCCAGAACAAGCAACGGCTTTATTGACAAATATGGGCTTGCCGGCCGATGTCGCCGCCGAGATCGCTGGGAATGGTGTGTTGGCGACGACTCCTATGGGTCAGCCCGCCGAAGAATTGGCAGCTGCCACAGCCGATTTCAAACAAGCTTTGGCACAATTCAAAGACGGGTCAGGTGATCCTATCTTGTTGGAAGATCTGGGGTAAAGTATGCCATCTACTGCATCACAATGGGTCGCTGATAATTCAGGAGATGTAGAGGAATTAGCGGAGGTTCTGCACGATGCCGGATTCAAAGCTTCTGTATTTACAGAATTACCACCTTGGATGCAGAGGGATATTGCCAGTCAATTGTCGACTTCTTTCCAGCAACCTTACTGGGCTGGCATACAACGAGCTACGGCCGGCCGGGCTGCGGCTGTGTTGCGACAGGGAATCCAAAGTGGACTTGGAGTCCATGAAATGGCACGGCGCATGAGAGGGTCATTTGCAGGCCACACTGCCCGTTATGCCTCACAGCGATCCAAAGCAATTGCTCGGACGGAATCTGCTAATGCCTTGAATGGTGCTCGTAAGGCCGGCATGGATAAGTTGATGGCGGAGGCAGCTAGCGATATTCCAATGGTTCCTGTGTGGCTCTCTGTGTTAGGCAATACGACGCGAGACACCCATGCTGCCTTGGATGGTGTGCCGGCCGACAGTAATGGGATGTGGAATCTCGCTGGCACGGATGTTCCTTGGCCAGGGCATTACTCACTGCCCCCAGAGGAGAGGGTAAACTGCCAATGCTCCATTATTATGGAATTTGGGGAACGGAAATCGAAAAGTCCTGGGAATGAATTACAAAGTCTGTTGGAAGAAGCTGTGCATGTTGTCGGGGAAGCTTCCTTGTATATCAAGCGAAGTATTTCCCGCCGTGTATTTGCTCGCCATATCCGCTTGACTGAAGTAGACCTTGCACGAGCGGTGGCTCCGGTCATCCGGGATTCAATTCGAGATCTGAGTCAAAATTTGATGGAAATGACGGAGCCAATCAAATCGAAAAAAGAAGTCCGGGATGACAATATGGAAGCTCTAGTTGATTTGGCTTTTGATGAAGACGTGTGGACGAACAAAATGGTAGACCGGAGTCTTCCGGTTTTGGCAATGAGGATGGCCGAAGCCGGCCATATTCAATTGGCAGAAATGCGACGGGTTGATGCAATTGCTGTTGAGCGAATAGAAGAAGATTAAGGAGAACAAAATGGTCGAGGATTCAAAATTATTTAATAGTTCCATGGACATTGTGGCATTGGCAGAAGCCGTCGAACAACGCCTGGAAGATTTGTTTCGAACGTGGTTGCGTGTCCGTGGCACTATGTTGAAAGTGCCGGCAATGTTGGAACGGGATGTCGTCCGGTGGCGAGTGATGCGCAATCGCCACCAATCTGGAGACTTGCGGCATTCCCACTCCGAATTGGAATCGTTGAAAAGCTTGGCTCAGTGGTCCCTGGATAAGAATTGTGAGATGAGGGGGCAGCCCAATAAAAAAATCGAATGGCGAGGCATATGATGTGTTGGATGTTTTTATTTGGCTTCTTGTTAGGTTCTATCTTTGGGGCTAGTCTGCTCCGAACTCAGATGAAGGAAGCCCTGCAACTAGCACAGAGGGCCGACACGATCGTGATATATGAAGTAAATGGTCCTAAGACGGACCATCCAAATATCCCTGAATATTTTGAAAGGATGAATCCAAATTGAAAGAAGAACAATTAAATTCGAACGTGGATGTAAAATTAGTTCCCAGTGAGGAACCGGACCATCTCATAGCAATTGTGGAACGAGAATTGTCTCCGGAACAGGAGGCAGCAATTGTTCGAGTGATTCAAAAAAAGGCACCTCGACCGGTCGAAGTCACCGTTCAAGTCGGGGAAATTTGAATTTTAAGCTCAGACTTCTATTTGGGAAACGGGGAGTCCATCTTATAATTCAAATGAATGACGGAGGCTTTAGAGAAGTCACCTTCTACAAAATCAGGAGAAATTGAAATGAAAAATGTTACGTTTTATCTCGGCCCAGCGGTGGGATTGACTTCTCGTGCTCTGGTGATTACTCGAATGCCCGGTGCCGGTGATGACGATGCCATCACGCCGAGTGTGAATGCCACACTGGATGGTGCCGCCACGTCAACTACACAAGCGCTTAATGATAATTACATTTATCAAGCTGTGCTGACGGACACAAAGACGACCGGCGAAATTTCGGAACCGGACATCCTTAATTTCAACACAGGATCACTTCAGTTCCCAGGCCCTAAGAATCTTGGCGGACGATTGAGTGTGCTTTCGATGGAAGACCTCAGTTCGTCGTCTAGTTCGTCGTCCCAATCGTCGTCGTCCAGTTCGTCGTCCAGTTCTTCATCTTCTGCGTCGTCTCAGTCGTCTAGCTCGAGTTCAAGTAGCAGCTTGAATTCGTCATCCAGCTCGTCCGAGTCGTCCAGCAGTAGCTCCTCCACCTAATCGGGAGTTCATTCATGTTTCTGTCTTATGAACAAATCCAAGTCTCCAACACTGTTCTTGATGTTGACGATTTGAATGTCCCTGCCAAGGCAACGCATGCGATGCTGCAAGCAGACACTCAACCCGTTCGATACACGATGGACGGTTTGACGGAGCCTTATCAGACGACCGGCATGGTATTGCTGACAACTTCCCCTCCTGAATTATTCCTGATCGAAGATTTGAGACGGATTAAATTCAAGAGGGGAGCGGCTTCGGATGGTCGTCTCAATATCCATTACGTCGGTGGGAGGGATATTTAATGGCCGTAAAGAATGAGCAACTTCTGTCTTCCATTCAACAGAGACAACACAAGCAAACGGAATTCGGTTACGGTATTCTAACCGCTGATCGCCATGTTCGAAATCTGGAGAATGTTATTGGACTGGATAGTTGCTACCAATATGCTTCCACCAGAAGCAGTAGCTACAATGACATCGTCCAGAAGGCGAGTCAGACCCTTGTTTATTCGAATCCCGACATGGAAGTCAAAGAAACGGGATTAGATGACTTGCGTGCTCGTGTCGGTGAAGACGTGGTTCTTCCTAAGAACATGCTAATGGCATTTGCCCATACGCTAACTTCGACTCGCAAGGATCGGGATAATGATGTTCTAGAAGCGGCCGGCGCTGTTATTGATCCAAGGATGTTGCTCCTGTGGCAGCATGTCCCAACCCTTCCTATCGGCAAGATGCTAGCGGTCACAGGTCGGGACGACCAGACAATTCAACTGATCTCCGCCATTGTGGACATGAACGATTTGAGTCACGACGCGGCGGTCATGGTGGATAACGGAATGGGGAGATTTTCCCATGGATTCCGTGCCCTGGAATTTGAGGAATTGAATGACGAGGAATTCCCCGGCTTTCACGTTCTCAAATATGAAGTCATGGAGGAGTCGCTTGTCTCAGTTCCTTCCAATGTCGATGCCACAACTCAAGAGATTCTGGTGTCGCTGGTGGAGGGAGATAAACTGACAAGTCCATTGATGAAGGAAATGGGGCGCTCGATACGTCGTGGCATGCCCTCTATCGTGTCGGGTGGGATTCATTACAGAACAAACGGTAATGAATCAGAGATTACATGTGGTTCAGTTGCAGATTTGAAGGCCGTTGCTGAAGCTGGCCTCTTAGCGCAATCTAGTACGGAGGATATTGATGTGGCAGCCAAATCGAAAAAAGGAAAGCGAAGTGCCGGCAAGAGCGCCCGCACATCAAAAGAAGCCCAGCCGAATCCCGAGCAAGGGGAACAGCAAGGGCAAGAAGAAGAGGCAGCTGAATACGAAGAAATGCCAAACGACGGGGCAATGAAGCTGAAAGAGGCCGCTGAAGACCTCAAAGAAGCCATTGTCACGGAGGAGCTTTCTCGTGGGACTCGCAGCCTTCTAACGAATGCCATGGAAAATCTCCAGGAAATCGTTGAAGCCCTCCCAGCGCCGGCTGAGGGCGAAGAAGTTCCGGAAGAAGGCAAACAGGAGGAGGCCGAACCGACGACAGATCGTCCGGTTACTCTGTTGCCGAAGGGCACGAAATCCAAATTGGAAGAAGTGGTTGAGGACTTGGAACTCGCTACGGAAACCGAAGAGATGCCTCGTGCTATCCACAGTCTTGTGAAAAGTGCCATCCGGGCACTCAAGGAAGTGGCCGAGCAAATCGAAGAAGCTGAAAAGCAGGAAGAAGAGGAGACGGAAGATCCGACCCCTCCGGCACCAACACCAGAAACGCCTACTCCGGAAGAGCCCAAATCTGCAAAGGCTGGCCGAGCGCTATCCAAGAGCAGTGAGGGCAAGATCAAGGAAGCCATTGAGGATCTTCAAGAAGCCGCCGAAATGGAAGAGGTTTCCCGAGGTGCTCGTAGCTTGATCAAGAGTGCCATCCGTCAATTAACGGAGGTCATGGAATCCACAACTCCTCCGGCTCCGGCCGAGGGTGGCGAAGAAGAAGGCAAGGCCGTTGAATTAACCGCCGACAAGTGTTTGGAATTTTTCCTTGCCAACGCCGATAAGAATCAGCAACAGAAGGCTTCGAGTATTCTCCTAGCTCTGTTAAAAATCGATGATACTAGCAAGGCGGCGGATGCTGTTCGCCGGTTGGTTGGAATCCTCGAATAAGTTTCGAATCAAACTGTGCCATGGCGGTCATGGTGAGTTTATTTTTTGAACCGTCAACCAAATTGGAGATCAAGATGAATTTGACGGAAATGTTGAAAAGTTGGCTCGTCAAGAATTGTGGTGTTGCGAAAGACGCCACAGATGACGAGTTTCGTAAAGCGGCCGCCGCGGCACTTGTCAAAGGCACGTTGACGCCGGCCAAAATGGAAAAGCTCACCATCGAAGAGGGTGACGAGAAGGCCGTCGAAACGCTCGGCCATCTTGCCAAATCGATCGATTCGCCAACTTCCCAGATGGAAGATGGCGAACTAGAGAAGTCGGCCGAACCGGACACGAAACAAGTCGGTTCTCGTCGGTTCTCGAAAATGGTGTCCTCTATGGGTGGAACTCCGGTGGAAATCGATGGCAAGTCCGTCGACATCCGTGTCAAGGAAGCGGCCGAGCAATACGACACGACTCGCAAGTCTCTGTCGTATCCGGAAACGACCAAGAACGGAGCACCTCACCCGCTCGCCGGCCAACGCGTGAAAGACGCCGGCCGAACGATCGATGCTCCCAGTGAGCAGGACAAGGCGCTTGCTGGTGCTTGGGCGAAGTTCCAGATTCGCACGGCCCAGCAAGGTGGAATTGCCGAGCGTGGTTTCGCTATGCTGACGGATCACGAAAAGTCGCTCCTGTTCTATATGGCGGACAACAGCGATTTCGATGCCAGTATGAACGGCAAGTCCCGAACCCGCAAGGGCTACGCTGGCGGTATGAAAGCCCTGATCGACGACTCGACCTCGGGTGGTATTGAAGCCGCTCCCATCGTGTTCGACGACATGGTCATCCAAACTCCACTCCTACACGGTGAGCTTTATCCGCTGGTGAACGTGGTTCCGCTGGAACGTGGTCGACGGGTCGAAGGTGTTTCCACAGGCACAGTCACGGCCTCGTGGGGTGGTGTGGACGACACGGCGATTGATCTGTTCAATACGGCGAGTTATGTCTCGGCGTTTGATACGACGGTCTTCCGCTGGGAAGGCGCCATCCGCATCGGCTTGGACTTCCTCGATGATTCGCCGATTGATTTCGGTGCCCACATCACTGCTCAATACGGTGAGCGGATGCTCGAAGATTTGGACGACGTCATTGCGGCCGGCAACGGCACGACGCAGCCCGAGGGTATCATCAACAAGTCCGGGACGACCTCGGTCAACTTTGGTTCGACAACCAGCATCGGCAATTATGAATCCTTGCGGTTCGGCGTTGCCAAAGCGGAGCATCGACCCGACGTTGCCAAGACTGCGGTCTTCATCGGGAATGAAACCTCGTATCAACGGGCGCGTGCGTTACCCGTTGGCTCCTCGGATGCTCGGCGACTGTTCGGCATGGATTATGATGGATACTCCATCATGGAACGGCCGTACAAAATCAATGAGACGCTTGCGAATACGCAGATCATGTATGCCATTCTTGCCCGATACCGAATGTATCGCCGCAAGGGCATCGACATCCGAACCACGACCGAGGGCGACACCCTCGTGCGACGGAACGAGATGATGATTGTCGCCATGGCTCGCTACGGTGGCCAGCTTGAGCGTGGAGCGTGTGCCGCGGTTACGACTTCGGCGCCTAGCTAACCAACAAGAACGGGAAACCTCGTTGCAGCGCCTCGTCGTCGATTTTTGTTCTTCGTCGGCGGCGAGGTGTTTATTTTTTAATATAGAAGAACTGCCAGCAACGCAATGAGGAAAGAAACATGTCTTTGCCATTTACAATCGAAGCGGATCATCCACGAAATTCGGATTTGTTGATTCAAAGCATTCCCAATTGCCGGCTCCGTTCGGCCATCGCCTCGGCGAAGGGAACCATCGTCAACATGCAAGATCCGGACAATATTCCGGTTATCCCAAAAGACCAATCCCGGCACCTCGGCAGCTTGCCGTTAATTCCCGGGATGCGTTTGTCTGTAAACCCCA